TAGGGCCGACTTGATTCACAGATTGACTACGAGTACACAACTCAGCGTGGACGGGGCAGCGACTCAGGCTACAAGAATTGGTTCATCTTATAGTGTAAGTGGTAACAATATTACCGCTGGTACTATGGGTGGACTCACCAAAGCATCTGGTGACAACGCAGCAACAGCAGCTGCAACACAAACTCAAGGTGCATACTCAGTTACCACTGCTGGCAGTGCCTTCAGCCTTACTGAGTCATTCACAATGGGCGATGCTGTTGCTCCAATCGGAACTGGTGTTGACGTATCTGCTGGTATTGTTGCTGACATGCCTGCATTTGGTAGTGTAACTACTCAAAGTGGCGGTGTGGCAGGAAGTCTTGCTGGTACAATCACTTCAGCGGGAGTTATGACACTAACAGCTGGCGGCGCTGGCACTTCAGCTACTGGCCAATTTGTGTCAGAAATCTCCGTGAATTAGCGTGATATATAATAATGAAGAAACTTGTCGCTACAGCAGCACTGTTTTCGCTGGCTAGCCCAGTGATGGCAGTGCCAGTGGTGCCAAATTTCCAACAAGGCTCTATGACCTCCCGAACGGAAACTCAATCCACCGTGACGGAGACCATAAATTCAATTGATATGAGGACAGGATGGGAGTATTCCGTGACGGGCACAAACGTTTCCAACAATGGAGAGGCTTT